TTGTCTAGCGGTTCAACCTTGAATTTGACCACTGGAAGGTCTCGGGCATCACATTTTGATTCAAAACGCCTAGAAACAGGCTTTCTGCTCGATTCTGATAGGTTGTGGCGTGTTTTTTTGGCTACCTTTGGCATATTACCAGTTCTTGCACGACCAATACCGTGCTGTCAGCTTGCTGGGAGGGTTGCTATCACACCCGTGCCTAGCCCTAAAGCTGCGCCTGCGGTCTGGATTGCTCTTCTTGATCGTCATCTTGGGATCGCCATAGCGGATTGTCTTGCTCTCACCACCCTTGCAAGCCCTTACTACGAACTTCTTTGGTCCTCCAGGGGTACGCCTTGGGCTGTTGCAGGGTAAATCTTGTGTACTCATTGGTCATCTACCTCATCGGTGTCAAAGTCATCAGGAATCGAGTCCTGAAGCGATTGTAGTGCCTTCTGGTGGCTCTCAAAGAAGCCTGACAGCCTCTTTACTTGCTCTGTCAGCCCATTCCACTGTGCCTCGAAGACCTCATAGGAGCAATTGGCATTCATATCGTCTACAAGTTGCCCCAATAGCCTCAGTACGCCGTGTAGCTGGGCATTCTCTCGCTGAAGTAGGCCAATGAACTTATGGCTTGCCTTCAGTTGCTCCCGATCACTCTGCAAAACCGCCTTTCTTAGCCTTCATCATCCGCCAAGTGCGGGGGCTGATGGTGCTTTTGGATTTAGGACGGCTAGTGCCAGCCTTACGGCGGGCGTTGATGTTGGCGTATAAACCTGGTTTAGATTTGTTCATTTCACGATTGTACCACATCCAACAAGCAATAACCAACTAGCTACTGTTGCTGGTATTTTTGTTTCCAAAGCCAATAATACTGCCTCTTCCAATCGGTTCTTCTGGTATCAAAAACAACCCCAAGATCGGTTGCATCAAATTCGTGAAACTCAATATCACCATCACCCCTTTGTCGGTGACCCGCCATAGCTTGGGACGTTTGGGATGCCTTTTCGCATATCGGTGGAGCATACCCCCCACCATTATATACGGTAGTAACTCTTTTTATAGGGGGTGGGGGCATATTGGATGAACATGAAATAACCGTCCCAAACGTCCCAACCTGTACTATATTAGATTTGGTGTCTATATGTTGTGTTTGAGCCATTTTAGCCTTTTCCGCTAAAAGCCTAACCCTAGCCTCCTCCCTAATCCTAGCCTCCCGCCTTAACACATCCTCCGCCCCTATCTGTAATGCTGCAACGTGCTTGCCTATAAATGTATTCTTCTGCTCAATCTTTAGCGGTATTATAGGCTCTGGCCTTCCCTTGGTCTTATCGCCGACCCTGTTCCATATAATGCTTCTGTGCCTCATATCTCCTGGGTACGCAACGCAAGCGAATGTGGGTCTTTCCTTAAACACTATTAGATGCTGACCGCCCCCATCCCCGCCCATCTCGGCACAGGCTGGGCATCTATATTCATCACCCTTTGATGTGCTTCTGGTTGGAACTCCTCTTGCCCATCCGCCACCGAACTTACCAAACAACTTGCTAGTAATCAGCATTGGCATAACCCTCCTCCTCTTGGCCTTGCACCTTTATGTTTCTGAATCCCTTTTTAGATCCTTGGACGCTGTTGCTGATGTTGCTCTGGCGCAATTCCAGCATCTTGTCCCTTATTAAATGGCTTAACCTTGAGCCTGCAAGCGGCCTCCAGCCCTTCTCGGCACAATAGAGTCCGTATAACTGCACAAACTCCTCCATTGAAATGACGTTGCCCTTGATCCTCTCGACTCTTTCCTTGATGAAATGATCGACTGATTCGGACTCTGCTAACAAGTTGTGAATTCTTGTGACTTGGCTATCCGCAAGTCTGATGTCTCCAGTTTCCTCGACATCCACTTGAAGCATAAGGAATCCTCTCAATGCCCAAGCAAGGATGGCTGGCCCCTCTTCTTCGACAAGCTTCTCTGCAAACCTATCTATCTTCTTTGCGGGCGGCGGCTGGTTAAACTCAAGCAACAACAACCTCCGCCTCCATGCCTCAACATCTCCCTCTAGGCTTACCCGAAGCTTCTCATTCGCAGTTATAATGATGTTGTAATTACCGACAATATGATAGCCATCGTTTATGCCCTTGCCCTCAGCATCCAAGACATCTCCGCCAGTCAATCCCTTGATGACCTTTGCTCCCCCCATTTGCAGGAAGTTTCCAGGCACATCGACTCCAGATAGAAGCGTCTTGGCTCGGTAACGATACAACTCAAACTGCTTATCCAAGTGCTGAGTCCTTAACTGAGCCATGTTTTCCTTGCCAGCCAGCAAGTGAACCACGTTATGCAGCGTCGACTTACCGCCTCCAGCCTGTCCATAAAGAACAACGAACCGCTGTATGATGTTTGTGCCAAACAAGCACATTCCAAAATACTTCTGGAATATCAATAGATCGTCTTCGTCTGGCAGGGCTGGGACTGCAAGTTCAGCCAAGAATCTTTCTGGCACAAGATCAAGACCCTTGAATTCAACTGGGCATTGATTCCTAGAAAAGAAATCTGGGCTAAAGTCATGCTCCTCAATCTGCCCCGCCTCAAACTTTATGAAGCGGTTTGAGCAATGCACCCCTGGCACTTTGTGCAGGGTGAAGGCATTCTCATGCTCAACGATTCCGCGCAATTGACGAACAATACCAGACAGCGAATTATCGCTCCTCATGTGTTCGATCTCTGGCCTAGATTGATCCCTGCTGAATCTGAGTATGTCCCTGCTGATCTCCTGTTTAATTGCATCCTCTGACTTGACCCGCCATATCCCGCGCTCCCTCTCATACTCGTAGAAGTCGCACTCCTTTGGCTCGTAAAGCACCCGATGGTCATACTGGTATTTGCCAGCCCAAAACGGCTGATTCAATGAGACAATGTATTCGTTCTGTTTCTTATCCTTTATCTCCTTCCAAGGCTTCCCAAACTCGTCGACAAGATTGTTGTAGGCACTATCAACCTTTATCTTCCACGGCAACTCCAAGTGATTCGGCCAAACGATGTCATCAAACTTAATTGTTACTGGCCTCTCTTGGACAACCCAAACGTAGGGAGATCCGCTTGGATGCTTCCCGTAGATTACCGTCTGCCCTCCATCCGACCTCCACTCGCCCCAATCATTCATCTTGGCTAACGGCGGAAAATCGCCATCCATTCTAACCCAAAAGTTCCTGCCCCGCGATCCTCTTGTTTGCAGAGTCTTTGCCAACGATGGATTTAACCCAACAAATTCCTCAGCCGACTCGTCGCTGTCAATGTCGATGGAGCATAAGCCTCCACCAGCCTTGCCTAGCAACACCCCGATATTGCCAGCCTCAAGCCTGCGGATATGATCTTGCTTCCTTGCCGCAATCGGAGTTGTCTTCTGCCATCCCGCATCCCTCGGCCTCTTCTCTCCAATTGGTATTGGCAGCAAGACGCAATCTTGCCCAAGGAATTCCATTAGCTTCATTACTCTTTCTTGTGTCATGCTGCCCCCTCCTCCATTAGTTGTTTTAGTGCTGTTGTTCTGCTTTTAATAAAATCCCCAGTTGTCAGCGTTATTTGCATCTCATCTCTGTAGCACTCATACCCATACCAATAATCATTTTTATATTCTGGCATCGAAACAATCTGCACAACGCTATCCCCAAGATCAAGCAATACTGGACAGTTGCACCAAAAGATTGACTGCCTCGGTCTTTTCCATTCCATCTTTACGAATCCATTATCCGCACAATTCCAATCAAGCTTACCTATGCAATCAAAAACCCATATCATATTCCCATATCCATCCTCCCGTTGCATTATCTCCTCTGGGCTTATGTGGCTATGCTGGAATTCGACTGCGTATCTTGTGCCATTAAAGAATGCCTGGGCATCCATCCTGTGCCTTATCCCGCTTACTGTAATCGTCTGCTCGGTATTCTCTGGCCTGAAGTGCGACTTCCATCCGCGATGCCAATCTGTCTCTGGCTCATGCCAAGTATCTGGGTCTGCCGTTTCTCTGGCCCAATGATGGTGCTTGATCTGCCCACATTTTGCAATTAGAGGGGCATCATCGTAGTCCAAGCTTCTCCCGCCCTTCGTCGGCCTCTTGCCATGCCTGTCGTACATCATGGCCGCACCCCGCATACAATGCTTATCTTAAAGTTCATTTATTTAGATGGAGGGTGGCATCGGAAATTAAGTATGCAAGTGATAAATTAAATCATGCCCCTTTGTTTCAAATGGCTGAACTTTCGTCGCCAGCCGCAGGATCTCCCTGCGTACCATTCGGGACATTGTTTTCATATTAAAAATTCAAACTGGCTCTGATTCAAGAGGAGAACACACTGAGGAATATCCCGATGCAAGATCTCCTTGCATACCACAACGCCAGTTAGTTATTTGCTTTCTAGCTCTATTGCCTTTCTGGATGCCTCAACAATATCCTGCGCTGTAATATTCCGTAGCGCATTGCACCAGTATTGCGTCTTGGGCGTGCGGTTACTCGCATCCTTGCACTTGGCCTGAGGCAACCCAGCGTGCGGTCGGCACGGTGCGTGCGGGCAAGTATCGGGCTTAAACACCGACACGTTCTTAGGGTAGTAAGTCATTCGGTCGGCTGGGGAATACGAACCCCACAACGAAACACACGGCGTATCCAACCCAGCAGCCATGTGATTGACTGAGCTATCTGGCGCGACAACAAAGTCAGCCCCGCTGATAATCGGGAACAGCGAGCGCACGGTCTTAGTGCAGTTAAATAAGTCAATCACTCGCGGGTGATCCACCTTAAAGTTGTTTGAGTTATCCAACCCAATAATAATGGCGTGATGTTTGGGGTAGGCTTCCAGCAACGCCAGCACCGCCTCCTGCCCCATCGTTGGCGGGTAAGTGCGGGTCGGACCACTGGACGAAACGTGGTAGGCAAAGAACGGACTAGGCAACGGCCACTTTCCCATCGCCTTTAACTCTTCGTGGTCTGGCTCGATGA